CGTAATATTGCCTCATTGTTTCCTTTGGGGGTGCGTATGGTGATGAATTCTGCGAAAGCTTTGACGTTGACGCTTCCCGGCGTGCCGGGGCGTCGTGGCCGTCCGGCCACTGGTAAGGCGTTGTCCGCTGCTGATCGTCAGCGTATACGGCGTGAGCGCTTGGCCGCTGAGGGTAAGTCGGCGCTGTCCGTGCACGTTTCCGTTGATGTGGTGGAGCGCCTGGACCGTTACGTTGCCGATAAATGCGGCGATGTGACGAAGGACGAAGTTGTTCAGAAGGCGCTGGAAGCGTTTTTTAGGAGGCGCTGAGGTGTTGGTCCGTGTTTTTGCTGTTATCGCCGTGTGCTACGGTCTGGTGCTTCTGTGGGGGCATTACGTAGGGTAGCGGGGGTATGGGGCTGCAAGGCCCCATGTAGACCACGGCGCGCGCCAACCTGTCGGCGTGACGCGGTGGCGATACGGGAGCGGTGTTGGCTGGGCTCGCGCTCTGCCAAACCGTACTGAGTGTGAAGGGCTGGGTGCCTAAGAAAAACGCCCCGCGAGCGGCAACTCGTTCGGGGCGTTGGGTGCCTGCTAGGACAGGCGGGTTTCGACACATGGCAATTGTAAAGGATTTGACGGCTGTTGGCGTCACGGCTGGTCAAGCTTGGGATCATGCTTTTGAGCTCGAGCTCCAGCAAAACGCTAACGGGTTCGTTCCGTTGGCTGTCGTTCGCGACCTTCGGGCGCTGTCGCAGAGCGACTACCCCCCATCTAATAATATGGGGGGTACATCCCCCAAAACCCCCCCTTTTATTTCAGATTGTGAAAAACAGGGGTCAGCTTGCGCACGGCAGAAAAGCAAGATTGACTGGTTGGGTTTTACCTCTTATGCCGATGTTGCAACTTTACAACTGGTTCTGGAGACGATCTGGCCGGGTGTGACGTTTGTACGCAATCTCAAGGGTATGCCCGGTTATCCGCAGTCGTCGGCGGTGATTGTCGACGGTGTCCAGTTCGGGCAGATGGGTTTCGGTGCCGAGCATGGCAAAAACCATGTTTCGTTGACGGGTACGGCCTGTAAAACCCTGACGGATGAACTGGTCGATATTTTCTATGAGGCGCTTTCGCTGGATGCCGTCAACGCGACGTTGACGCGTCTTGACCTGTGCTTTGATTTTTACCGGGGTGAGCGGACTTTCACGCATGCGCTTTGGGCTTACGACCAAGGGCATTTTAAGCGTCCTCGTGCGTCGAAAAATCCCAAGCAAAAGATCATCGGTGAGAAGGGCCAGAACGGCGAGAACCTCGGTCGCACGATGTATGTTGGGCAGCGTGGCGGGTTCGTGGTCGGGCGCGTGTACGAAAAGGGGCTTGAAGTGTTCGCGCGTCTGCCAGATGGCCTGCGTTTGGTCAGTGAGTTGCGCGAGTCTGATCTGTCCGGCCAGTGCCAGGACTCGGCAGAGGTCTTCAAAGATGATACGTGGTTGCGTCTTGAGGCTGAGTTTAGGCGGCAGGATAAAACTCAAGAATTGCCGCTTCGTATGATGGTCGAGCGGGATGACTACTTTGCTGGTGCGTATCCGTATTTTGCGTCTGCGCTTGGTGCTGGCGACGGTGTGCGGCCTGACTTCATCAAGTCTGATTTCGATGTGAATTTGCTGGCGCTTATCGCTGCCGGTAAGCGTTCGTATGGGTCGCTTGTTCATACGCTCAAGCAGTTGCGCTTTACTGATGCCGAGATAGTTGAGCATTTGTCGGCTGATAAGCTTAACGATCGGTTGGTCAGGTCTGGCTTGTTTGCAAAAATGCGACAGGCTGTTGCTGATGTTGTTCGTGACGACCCTGATTTTGACATTCCTTTTTGACTTTTTCGTGACTGTCACGTAAAATGTCTTTTATTCAGTTTACTAGGGCACATCATCATGACCGGCATTGTTGTGGTTTATCGCGTTCCTGTTCCTTACACCTTGGAAGATTTGTATGTCGAGGTTTACGGCGAGCCCGACATGGGGGCGTATGAGTGGCGCGTCGTTTCGGGTGATGGTCAGCGCGTGCTGCGCGACACCCGTTCACTCGGATATGGTTCTGGCGAGAGCGCCTTACGCGATGCGCTTGTCGCTGTTATTCCCGATTAGGAATTGCCGTGACTTGTCACGACATTTTCTAGCCATGCTTGTATGTGTTCATCGCTCATTGAGGCCAGTGCTGCCTCAATGAGTGTCTGTGCCAGGACACCTTTCTGCACTCCTAGCTCTGCCGCTTTCACACTTAGTTTCCTGTGTGTGGCTTCCCCTATCTTCAGGTTTTTTACGCCGTCTGTTTTTCCCATCGTCGGTTTCCCTGTTTCTGAACAAAGTTGTTGACCGTGGGAATTATGTGCGGTTACGCTTCGTTCCGGTGGGGATAATTTGCTACTTGGATAATTCTCCCCGTTTTATCTTTTTATCCTTTAGGGGCAACTATGAAAGCAATGATGATCGGTGTGGTCCGTCGCCGGGGCAAGGCGAAAGAATCGGGCAACGATTACGACATGTGCAATGCAACCCTGCTCACTCCGGTGGAGCCGATGAACAACGGGAAGATGGTGGTGGAAGGCGCGGGTTTCGACACGATGGAAATGCCGGTCGAGCCTTCCGCGTTGGCGAATTTCCTCACTCTGAAATTTCCGGCCAGTGTTGAACTGGTCACCGAGGCGCGTCCGCGTCGTGGCAAGGTTGAAACCGTAATTGTCGGTCTGGCGAAGGCCGCGTAATGCCTGTCTGTTTTAAAACCGACATTGGTCCCCAGTCTCCGTTTTCGATTGACTACATCGTCACCACGAATCCGGATGGGACCGTTGTCAAGACCCAGCGCACCGATTTTGCGAAGTGTGAATGGGTGGTTTTGACTGGTGCCGATTATGGCAATTGGCAGCAGTTGATGTCCCTATCGGTTGATGACGCCCAAACGATAGGTTTTGAAATTGGCGTTGTGTGGGCCATCGCTTGGGGTTGTAAGTTGGTGGCTCGTGTTCTTACCTCAAATGGGAGTTCTGAAGATGCGTAAATCGAAACTGAAAAAACTGGCTGGTTCGGCTGCTGTCGTGATCGTGGGTGGTGTTGCGTCGTCGGCGCACGCTGCCGCCATGGATACTACCGCCATTACCGCAGCACTTACCGAGGCTGGCACTGCTGCCGGTGTGGTCGGTGCCGCTGTGCTGGTGGTGATCGTCGGCGTCAAAGCCTTCAAGTTCATCCGTTCCGCGCTGTAAGCAGTCCAGGCACTGTTGAGGGCGGTTTCGTTCACGCGAGACTGCCCTTTTTTATTGGGGAGGGTGGGCGCTATGGGCTTGATTGTGTTGGTCGCCATTATTGGCGCGTGGTGGATTCTTTTCAGGGACTAGCAATGATTAAACGCGTTCTTTTGCTGCTCGTGCTGCTGGCTGCTTCCGTTTCGGTATGGGCTGATGGCTCGTATCCCAAAACCGGTAGCTGGAGTGGTTCCGGTGGCGCTCGATATTTCGATGCGGCGTCGGCGTGTGATTCCTATTCGCCTACGTATGGCCCCATGCGTTTGCAAACCATTGCTGGCAATCCGAATGCTGGTAGTTGTTTTATGGTGAACGGTGGGTATTTCATCGCCTCTACTAACTATTCGTTGTCGTGTCCTACGCTTCACCCGGTCGAGGGTCCTGACGGTCTCTGTTACGACTCTGCGCCGGTTCAGTGTGCTGATGGGACCTATTCGCACACTAGGGCGGGGTGTCCCATTCCTCCTGCTTGTGCTCCCGGTTACGTGGATGGTGGTCTGAACGCTTATGGTCAGCGCATTTGCACTGCTCGGATTTGCCCGGCTCCATCGGTTTTGCTGTCGGACGGTACGTGCGGTGCGCCGCCTCTTCCTCCGGACGGCACTTTGCCCGGTCCCATGGGGCCGACTGGTGCTCAGGGTGAGAAAGGCGATAAGGGCGATAAGGGCGACAAGGGCGACAAGGGTGACAAGGGTGACAAGGGCGATGCTGGTGAGCGTGGGCTTGACGGTGCTCAGGGTGCTCAAGGTGAAAAGGGTGAGAAGGGCGACAAGGGCGATGCCGGTGCTATGGGCGCAATGGGCCTGAAGGGCGACAAGGGAGATCGCGGTTTCGATGGTCTGCAAGGCTTAAAGGGCGATAAAGGCGATCAGGGCTTGCAGGGCTTGCAGGGGTTCAGGGGCGATAAGGGCGACAAAGGCGATCAGGGCTTGCAGGGCTTGCAGGGTCTGCAGGGTGTGAAAGGCGATCAGGGCTTGCAGGGCATACAGGGCATTCAGGGTATCCAAGGTATTCAGGGTGCTATGGGCATGCAAGGTATTCAGGGTATTCAAGGTGCCCAGGGCGAAACCGGTAAGAGTTTTTGCGAGGCCAATCCAAACCTTACCGCGTGCCGCGATTCTTCCGTCTCCGGTGTCTGTGGTGAGGTCACTTGTAGCGGTGATGCCATCCAGTGCGCCACGTTGCGCGCTGCCGCGCTGATGCAATGCCAGCAGCAGGCCGACATTGACGCGCTCAAGGCCATGCCTGCTAGGTCGCTTGGCGATCAGGTCCTTGCCGGTGCTGATCCTTCAGCGTCGTCCTTGCCGTCGCCTAGTAATGCGACTTCGGTTGACCTTCCTACTTTCGACCAGTCCGGCTGGTTGAGCGGTGGCGCGTTTTTTCCCGATAAGACCATTACGGTTCAGGGCCGCACGATCGTTATCGAGTTCAGCAAGTACGGCACGTATCTTCTTGCGTTTCGGTACGCGCTCATGGTGGTGTCGATGCTTGTGTCCTTCAAGATTGTTTCGTCGTCGTTCCTGCGGGAGTAATTCATATGCCATTTTTCGTTTCTGCCCTGCTGGGTGGTCTGCTGACTTTTGCTACGTCGATGGTCGGGCGCGTTTTGCTCGCGCTGGGCATGTCCTACGTGGCCTATAAGGGGTTCGATACTTCGGTTACGTGGTTGCTCGACCAGATCAAGGCCAATCTCGGCGCGATGGGTTCCGACATCGTGTCGTTTCTCGCGTTTCTGTGGGTCGATAAAGCCATCGGCATGATTTTCTCGGCGTATGCGACCGCGCTGGCCGTCAAGATGGCCGGGTCCACCAAGATCACTAGGCTTGTCACTAAGGGCTAATTTGCATGGCTATTACGCTGATTACTGGATTGCCGGGGAATTCCAAGACCCTGTACTCGCTGCGTTACGTGATTGAGTGGGCGGCGCGTGAGGGGCGTACGGTCTATTACTCCGGTATTAAGGATTTGAAGACCGACGATCCACGGCTCAAGGGTACGCGTTGGATCGAGCATGATCCTACCAAATGGCATGAAGAGGTCCCTTCGGGGTCGATTGTCGTCGGTGATGAGGCTCAGAAGACGTACCGTTCTCGTTCGCTTGGTACGATCCCTCCGAAGCATGTCACCGAGCTGGAGGAGCATCGGCACAAGGGGCTGGATTTTGTGTTTATTACCCAGCATCCGTCGTTGGTAGATCCTGCCGTGCGCAAGCTGACCCAGACTCACATGCATTTGGTCCGCATTTGGGGTATGGAGGCGACTACCGTCCATCGGTGGGATGCGGTGCGCGACAACTGCGACAAGCCTACTGCGCGTCGCGACAGTGAAAGCGTTAAGTGGGTGTTCGATAAGAGCCTCTACGGGCTGTATCACTCTGCGGACGTTCATACGATGAAGCGTCGCATTCCCGGGCGCGTGAAGCTATTGGTGTGCCTGCCGTTTGTTGTTGCTGCGCTCGGTTACGTCGCTTACCGTAGTCTGGTGAAGTTGCACGATCCTCAGGCCGTGCAACAAGTCGTCCAGTCCGGCTTACCGGGTAGCGTGCCGGCTGCTGGCGCCGGCGGCGTCGGTGCGTCTCCAGTTGGTGCTGTTGGGTCGGCTGCTCTCGACGCTGCTCGCTCGGATCCTCGCGCCGTGCTCGATCCTGTTGGCGATGCTCGGGCCTATGCGGTCGTGCGTCAACCGCGGGTGGTTGGTTTGCCTGAGACGGCTCCCCGCTATGACGCTCTGACTGCGCCTGTCCGCGTTCCTGTTCCGGCTATGTGCATTCAAATTGGCGATGGTCGTATGGCGTCGTCGGAGATTCGCTGTAAGTGCTATTCACAGCAGGGCACGCCAATGCAGGTCGAACTCAACATGTGCCTTGAGTTGGCCAACGGTGGTCGTTTCCTAGACTTCGATCCTGATGGTGGCCGGGCGGCTGATTCCGGTGCTGCCCGCGTTGTCGCGGCCGGGGATAGTCGGGCTGTGGCGGTGAGGTGATTGCCTGAATAATGTTCGGGCGATTTCGTGGCGGCCGCGCCTTTCTGGGTGTTTTTGGCAGCTGCCAGGTCGAATTAAATTCGGTCTTGCCGCCTGCTGCAAGCGCAGCGAGCCCCGTCGAGCAAGCTTGCTGCGGGTGGCTTCCGTCTTATTTTCGTAACTGTCACGGAAAAAAACTTCCCTTTCTTGTTACTGTCACGTAATATTGCCTCATTGTTTCCTTTGGGGGTGCGTATGGTGATGAATTCTGCGAAAGCTTTGACGTTGACGCTTCCCGGCGTGCCGGGGCGTCGTGGCCGTCCGGCCACTGGTAAGGC